CAAAACACACAATCCTGTATCTTGTTGGACTTTACTGTATTGTCCAACACGAGACATTCATAGTTTTCTGTGCATGCGTCCATCACCTTGCAGAACATATCGAAAGAGGGAAAGATGCCAAAGAAGGATTTGTACAACTTTTCTCTATTCTGGATGATGTTTTCCCTGAGGATGAAGACATAGTCGACGTTTGCGCGGAGGGCTGGGGGGAGGTCCATCACATACTGCATCGTCAACATGAAGAAAATCTTCCAATGACGACCATTCATGAAACATTGACGAATGCACGTATCCTTCAGGAACTTTGAGTCATACATACAGTCATCTAAAAGCATGAAGGCTCCGCAATTATTCTTTCCCGCACCCACCAATTTTCTTTGCCTCGCCATCACCCGCTCTATTGCGTCTCTGTCGTAGTCACCGTAGATGAACAGGTCTGGGATGAAATCGGAATAAAAGTGATTTCCCTCCTCTGTACCCGACAGCACGATACCCGCTGGAAGGTGTTTCTTGTGAAACATGATATCCTTCACGAGTGTCGACTTACCTGTGTTACGTTTTCCGATGAACACACACACTCTATCGTCCGAAATCGTAGCGGGGTTGAATTTCTTCAGCTGAAGATTCATTCTACTGTAGTGGCTCGTTTTATTTACCAAAATTTTACTCATATAGAGTAGGAATGGCTGGTCGCCTGAGACTCGCCGCCACTGGAGTCCAGGATCAATGGCTCACTGGTGAACCACAGTTTTCTTACTTTCTCATGAACTTCAAGAGACATTCCAAATTTGCATTTGACTTTGTAGAGAGTCAATTCAATGGAGACATAGACTTTGGGAACACGTTGACATGTAAAATTCCAAACGATAAGGGTGACCTCGTCAGGAATATGACACTCAAAGTGACACTCACAGACCCAAATCCAACTGTGAATGTCTGGTCGACTTCGATTATGTCACATCTCATTGAACATGCCGAACTTTTCATCGGTGGTCAACCCATCGAAAAGATTACAGGTGAGTACATTTACATGCATCAGCAACTGCACAACACGAATGATGATACAAACCAGACCCTCTATTTCCTGAATGGTCACGGAAACTTTCTGTCGTATACAGGAACATACACATACTTTTTAGACCTTCCGTTCTATTTTTACAGGAATCCCAGTCTGGCTATCCCCACATGTGCCCTGACAAAACAACTCGTAGAAGTCAGGGTCAAGTTGAGACCACTCAGTGAACTCATATATTACGGTGCTCCGAGTAACATCAGTGCATCCATTCAAAAGTTTTCCATCGATACAGAGTTTGTGTATCTCACACCCGAAGAAACTGGTTTCCTGATGTCGAGACCAATGGACTACGTCATCACACAGGTGCAGTTGGCACAGTTTAAGATGAAAGCTGGTGAAACGAAAAAGTCTGTGATGCTAAACTTTCAACACCCAGTCAAGGAACTTTTCTTTGTGTCTCAATCCGAGGAAGCTGTTCGAGACAACGACCCAAATTATTACAACACCATAGTTAATGCAGAGCTTCGTTTCAATAATGAAGTCGTGTTCAATAGAAATGGCCTTTTCCTGGCATATGAGCAAGCCTTGAAACACCATGTCGGTGCTCCATCAGCAGCCAATACCGCTAAATTTGGGATGTACTCATTCTCTCTCAAACCCGAGATGCCCTATCCAACTGGACAAGTAAACATGAGTCGTATCTCACACAAACTCTTCACGATTGAAATTAATCCAATCAATTCCGTGGACGACAACAACACACGAGTCTATGCCGTCAATTACAACGTGTTGCGCGTCGAGAGTGGTTTAGCAGGATTAAAATTTTAGGTGAATATAATAGTAATGGCTGGACAGATTCAACTGACAACGTCTGGACCTCAAGAGAAGTTTTTCACTCTCGACCCAGATTACAGTCATTTCATAGAAAGTTTCAAAAAACACTCAAATTTTTCAGTGCAATTTGTAGATTTGGATCCAGAAAATGCAGCCGACTTTGGTAAAAAGGTGCGATTCAAAATTCCTCAGAATCAGGGCGACTTGTTGAAGACGCTCAGTCTGAAACTCAAACTACCAGAACTCGTGACACCTAGTGCGTGCTACATTGAGTCTGTTGGACACGCTCTGATTGAGTATGTCGATATTATCATCGGTGGTAAAGTGATTCAGAGACTTACGAGTGACTATCTCCAGATTTACTCGGAACACTTTGTCACACAGACCAAACAGTACGCTCTCGAACAGCTCATCGGTAAATTTCCCGAACGCACGGCACATCGACGCGTGTCCGATAATGAAATCATCGCACGAAACACTTTAGGTACAACAGAAGATGAAAACTTTTTTGTAGACCTCCCGTTTTACTTCTACAATCACCCAGAACTTGCCATCCCGTTGTGCGCCATCAAAGAACAGGAGGTTGAAGTTGAGTTTAAAATTCGAGAGAAGGCGGATGTTGTGATTAAAACCAACGGTGACGCTATTACTTTGGGTGATTTAGATAAGCAAACGGGTATCATAGATTTCAATCTTTGCACAGAACTCGTGTATCTCGACCCTATCGAACGTATCAAAATTGAAAACACGGATAGAGACTACCTCATCACACAAGTGCAACAAAACACTTTCGACGTGGGTGCAGGTGTTAATGAAGGGTCATTCAAATTGGACTTTGTCAATCCAGTCAAGGAATTATACTTTGTGATTCAACGCCAGGGTACAGCGGGTGATGGTGTCTCTGAAGGAAACTTTGTGACCCCCTTTGACTACGACAATACCTCAGCGACTCAAGATGGGAAGTATACCCTCTATGAAAATCTCGACTATCTCACGCTTGCACTAGATGGTCAGGATGTGATTACCCAAGAGACAGGGAACGTCATATTTCTCAAAGCAGTCCAGGCGGCGATTCATCACTCAAAGACACAACTCATCAGGCGGTTCTATTCGTATAGTTTCGCTCTTCAACCCGAAGAGTGGTATCCAACTGGACAGGTGAATTTCAGTCTCATCAAGGAACAGATACTCAAGATGAACTTGACATCGTGTCCAGACTATGCGAGACAGATTCGTGTCTATGCAGTGAATTACAACATTCTCCGCGTAAGTGAGGGAACCGCAAAAACTCTTTTTACTCTTAAATACTAAAGATGAATATGCAGACAGGATTCGGTACTGGAGGAGGTGAACAGATGGCGGAGGAGTACATCAAAAGTATGACGGACATCATGCTTCCTGTGATGGAACAGGCTGTGCTACTCGCAGGCGAATATTGCAAAGCTTGTGGGAGAGACGTGATTCTCCCAGAAGACATGGAATATGCGATGAAGTATTGTGCGATGTACAATGTGGGTCAGCGAATTGGTACGATGTTCCCTGAAATTTATGAGGATGAGGAGGAGGACGACGAAGATGATATCGAGGATGTACCCACAGAGGATTGTCCCCCTTTTGTCGAGTACACAGGAGAAGACACCCGCTTCATTCAGATGAATGAAGCTGTTGAACGCTGGGACTCTTGGGTGCCGCAGAGTCCGATAGAACAGATGTTAAAAAATGCTATTAATAGTAATGAGTAGCTCTGATCCAGAACCATGGTCATTCACAAACGATTCATTTAAAAAGTATGAGTCCGATACCAGTTCTAGTGATGATTCATCAGACGATGAGCAGCTTTTCTCTAAAACAAAAACAATCAAAACCAAAAAATTTAAAAAACATGTTGAGAAGGAGAAACTTTCATTTGAATAATTTTTTTCCCCGAGTATAGTATACCAATCACCATGTCCGCTGCTGCCATGAAAACCGTTGACCTCGTCACCCAGGAACTCAAGACCCAGACCCTCAACTCCATTGTTGGTGGTTTCTCCTTCGCGTCCGCCATGGCGTGGATGGACTTCGTCCGCTGGGCCGTCACCCAGATTGTGAAGGTTCCCAAGAACGGCGGTACCCAGTACGCCGTCACTGCCCTCATGACCACCCTGCTCTCCATCATTGTCTACATGGTCGTTGCCCGTGTCAACGGTCGTGTCAAGAAGCCCGCTCAGCCCGTCTTCGCGATTACTCGCTAATCGGTTTGGGTTTACGCTTCATGAGCATCATCAAGAGTAGTCCAACGACTACTATAGCGACGATATACGTATACTCCTTCTTCCATCTATAAGGATTCTCCTTCTTTTCAGGAATGCTTACAGGTGCTTCTCCTTCAAACACTTCTTTGATGGGAACTTTTGGTAAATTCTTCAATTTATCGGTGGAACACATGACTTCAAACTTCAGGATATGCTCTTGATTCATAAAGTCATATGGAATCAGGCGACCGTGACTCATGTAGAAGAACTCGACTCGAATGTCTTTGATGTATTTTTGGGAACCAGAATGAAAGTGGTGGGTGAGAATGTCATCAGCGCCATTAAAGTTTATAAAATCCGAACCGTCGAGAAGTATGTGTCCTGTGTAAAATGGTGTGGACGTGTACACACTTTGGGTGAACTCATCTGAGCCTGCAGTCATTTTGAGTATCAGGGAATTTGGACCAACGAGATTGATTGCACCAGATGTGAGAACATTACTCACAGACACCTGGTCAGCAGACGAGAACCCAATAACTTGATGAGGTGTCGTGACAGATGAGGTTTCATCATGGTACCCGTTTGTTCCTGAATAAAACTCGAACGTGAACGTGTTCGATGTACCAATATTGGAGAAGGTAAATCGTTTAGTATCGGTGTCAAACGTAACCTCGCTCACATTAGAAGTGGGTGGTGCGAGTTCATTTTGTAAGTGTGTCGCGAGGTCGTCACCAGTTGGGTAGTCAGCACTCTCCAGTGTAATCGTTTGACCATCAACACTGAATGTATTGTTTGTAGAACAGAGAGTCAACTGTGGTGTTGGGATACGAGCAGACACCAACTTTAGGTCAGAAACGTCATAGATGGGATTTTCAAGTGTAATGACATAACTATTCACGAGAGGGTACACATTCACGTCACGCTGACTACTATCGATAGAGAGGTTATGAACCTTCATTAAAATATAGGCACAATATTTTAATGATTGTTTTTGTCTGAGACGTACAAAATTAATGAGAGAGCGAGTGCGCCAAGGGGTTGTTTTGGAGCTGACGCTTCGCGATGTCTAAAGTGTGAGTGTTGGGGTTCGCGTTACCCTTGTACGAGTTGAACTGATGGAAAGGCTTCTGCTGGTACTGCTGTGTCCACCCACCGTTGGCAGCGTTGATGCGACCATCGACACGAGTGGTATCGCTGCGAACCGTCGTCAAGCGACCACCCTGCTTGAGGGCAGACTCACGAACATTCATGCGACCCGCGTTACCCATACGGTTCGCCTTACCACGGCGGTCTTCGGGACGGAAACCGTA